CAAAAGAAAACTGTTGTAAAAACTAAAATAACGATGGATGGTAAAGAGTATTTTGGGGAAGGTACAAACAAAACATCAGTATCTTCTACGATTTTACAATTGCAAGATGAAAACCTACCATTTGAAAGAACCGAATTTAGTTCTGCTTTAAGAAAATCGCTTGAGTCAGCTTTTAGATAATATGTATAATAAACTAAATTAATTAAAAGTATGTTAAGACTATTAAAAAAGTTAAAGGAACTAGTTTTTGGTAAAACTACTCCTGAGGTTATAGAAGCCCCTAAAGTTGAAGTTTATGAAGTTAAACCCACAGCTGAAACCCTGGTTGTTGAAGAAAAAGTTGTTGCTCCTAAGAAAAAATTTAAGCACAAAACTAAACCCCAACCTAAAAACTCTTAATTATGGATATAAATAAACTTAAAGGACACGTACCTGACGCTGTTATTGCTCAAATTCCTTCTGTAATGTCAACTTTTAAAATTGACACCGCCCTTAGATTATCTCACTTTTTAGCACAATGTGGTCACGAGAGTGCTGGTTTTAAAGCCGTTCAAGAAAATCTAAATTATGGAGCTAAAGGTTTATTGGGCATCTTTAAAAAATATTTCCCAACTGAAGCTAAAGCTTTACAATACGAAAGAAAGCCTGAAAAAATTGCTAATCTAGTATATGGTAGCAGAATGGGAAATGGAGACGAAGCATCAGGTGACGGCTATAAGTTTAGAGGTAGAGGTTACATCCAATTAACAGGTAAAAATAATTATGCTGCTTTTGGTAAAGCAATTAATGAAGACATAACTGCTAACCCAGATTTAGTGTCAACTAAATATCCTTTGCTTTCAGCTGCATGGTTTTGGTCTAGCAATAGTTTAAATGCTTTAGCTGACAAAGGTGCTGACGATGCTAGTGTAACAGCTATCACTAAAAGAGTTAATGGAGGTACAATTGGGTTGCCCGACCGCATTAAACACTTTAAGGAATACTATACACTATTAAAATAATGAAACACACTGCTTTAGCTGATCCTATAATTTTATCTGTTACTTCTTTATCTGCGGCTTGTGCCTTTATATGTAGCTATTTTTTACAGCTATATATGAGTAACCAAGACCAATACATTGCCGTAGTTGGTGTAATGTTTTTAGATGGTATATTTGGTATTATAGCAGGTACCAAAAGAGAAGGATTTAAAACACATAAAGCACTGAGTGTATTAAGAAACACATTTGTTTGGATAATGATATTATCTGCTGTTTTAATGGTAGAGAAGGGATTTAACGGAACAGCTTGGCTTAGTGAAGTAGTTATTGTACCTTTTATGGTGTTTCAATTAGTAAGTGCACTTAAGAATGCCTCAATGGCGGGGTATATTAAAGTAGGTTTACTAAACGAGATTTTAGATAAAATAGATAACCATAAAGGTAAAAGACAAGAATGAAAAAATTAATATTAGTATTATTATTTTTACCCCTATTTTCGTTTGCACAAAAACGAGATAGTGTGTATGTACAGAATAAAGTTTTTACATTAGTATATTCTGAAGTATTAGAACAACCTAAATGGGTTAAATATAAAGTTACTTGTGCTGAAAACAATGTATCTCGTAAAGGATTAGATTTCTATAAAGAAAAAACTATACATACTTCAGATAATGAAGACTATGTAGCCAATGATTGGGATAAAGGGCATATGGCCCCAGCAGCTGCTTTTGGTTGTAATGCTGAATTGCTCAAGCAAACCTTTACTTATTTAAATTCTGCTTTACAACATAAGTCATTAAATAGAGGAGTTTGGAAAGAACTTGAAGAATATGAAAGACAATTAAGACAAAAAGCAGATGATATTGAAATTTACATCAGAGTAGATTTTAATCCACCCCTTAAAAAAGTATCAGGGGGTGCTACTATACCAAGTGGTTTTTATAAAACAATCAAATCACAAAAACTTAAAATAAACGAGTGTTATTATTTTAATAATACAATCCCTAATGCGGATTTAAAATCATATAGAGTCAACTGTGAATAGTTATGAAACAAAAAATACTCCCATTCCTGATAGCATTTTCAGCGCTATCAGTTTCGGCATCAGCCGCGTTTTATTCAATTAGTGGTTTAAGTAAATTATTTGCTGGGGCAAGTTTGCAAGTAATAATAATGGCTTCTTCACTTGAAGTAGCTAAATTAGTTATTGCCTCTTTACTTTACCAATATTGGAATTCAATTAATAAAGCTTTAAGAACATACCGAGTAACTGCTGCTGTTGTATTAGTTTTAATTACATCAATGGGGATATACGGATATCTTTCGAATGCCTACCAATCCACTGCTAATAAAGAGGGGATAGTAACACAACAAATAACTGCTCTAGAAACTAAAAAGAAACTATACGAGCAAACCCGAGACAACATAATTAAGGAAAAACAATCATTAGCTGATTTAAAAGGTACTTTATCTAAAGGCTCAGTAACCCAATTTACAGATAAGAAAGGCAATCTGATAGTTAAATCAAATAATGCCAATGTAAAACAAATAGAATCAGCAAATAAAACCGAAGAAAAATTAACAACCAAGTTAGACATAGTAAATGATTCTATATTTGCTTTAGAAAACAAAATATTAGAAACCAAAACATTTAGTGAATCCGCAAGTGAATTAGGTCCGTTAAAATATTTATCTAATTTATTGGGGGTTTCAATGGATAGAATTGTAAATTGGTTGTTGTTAATTATAATATTTGTATTTGACCCATTAGCAATTTCACTTGTAGTAGCAGCTAATTTTGCATTTGCACAATTACGTTCTAAAAATGAATATCCTATAGAAGAAAAAGTAGGAGATGAAATAAAAGATTGGGATGTTACCCTTAATGATGGTTTAGAAGATAAACCTCATCATTTTTTAGATTTAGATAAAGATGGAGTAGTTGAAGCTGAAGAAATAGAGGCTGTAATAGATCAAGTATCTGCTATAGGAAACAGTTTTACAACTGCCGAAGGTGGAAAAAAAGCTGCCTTAAACGCTGAGGTGCAAAAACTTAAAGACATGATTTTAAGTACAGTGCCTAAGAAAAAGAAAGACGATGATACTATAACTTATTTTTAAAAATAATTTGGCTATATAAAGTTTTGTTCGTATATTTGAACAAATAAAGGTTATTATGCAATACTGCTACTTAGATACTTTCATTAAACACTCGGAAGAGGTTGTCAATGCCAAGCTATCCCAATACCAAAAACTGAATTATAATCGCTTTATGTGGTGGAGGACACATTGTGATAAAACCGAGCCACTAAGTAAGCGTGTTCCACTTAGAGACCGAATCGTTAATGGAGATTTCGACTTTTCATCGTACTATTGGCAAGCCCAATCAGCTGCCATTGTAGGTAGAAATAAGCTGGATTAAATAAGCTGGATTTGACCAAAGATGATTATCGTGACCAAATTGATAAAACAACTATTGATATTGCGCGTTATAGGCGACTTGTTATGGATTTTGAGAAAGAGGAAGGAAATCGCATACAAGAATTTATAGAGTCATTTACTAAAGCGTTTAATCTTACTCGCGAGGAAATCTATGCTGAATTAGAAACGTGGGGAGGAGATATGTTGGGCTTTTATAATTATTTAAGTACTGGTTATCCATTATCTCCTTATGAATCTCGCAAGATAGCTCGCAAACAAAGTAGGAAATCTAAAAATAAATAATTATATTCAACCAAAAATAAAAGTTATGAATCTACGTTACAAGTACAAAAAATTATTGGTTTGGCTAAGCAATAAAACCCCCAAACACCCACCTCTAACCGAACGCGAGTACCTAACCAAACGAGTCATAATTAGACTACTTGCAAACCCCAAAACACATTATTTAATGACACCCTCAGGCCGCTATTACCTGCAAACTGAGGATAAAAAATATACTCTTATTTTACAGAATAACTTTGTAAAGCTCACTAATCATACATACTCGTTTGAGTTTACTATTGGTTCTTATGTTTCAGATGAACTTATTGCTTTAGTTGAACGAGCTATTGAAAAAACTAGGAGTAAAATGGAGGATGAATTATCTAAAAACGAAATAAACATATTAAAAGAAATGCTAAAATGATAAAAGTATCACACGAAGTACCTATTTGTTTGCTTGAGCACAGTCTCAAGTTTAATCACTATGACTATTGTTTACCCCATTTACTAGATCAAAACGAGCAATATCGTGAATTTTTCTATAAATCTAAAGCAGAAGGCCGTTATATTATAATGGATAATTCGCTTCACGAACTAGGAAAAGCATACGATAAATCTCGTTTACTATACTGGATAAATGAACTTCAACCTAATGAGTTTATAGTTCCGGATGTATGGGAAAATAAAACTCAATCGGTAGTTAGCGCTAGAGAATGGGCAAGTATTAAATTACCTAAAAATGTAACCAAAGTAGCAGTAGTGCAAGGTAAAAGTTACGAAGACGTTTTAACCAGCTACCAAACATATAAAGATTTAGGCTATAAGAAAATAGCGTTCTCGTATGGTGCTAGTTATTATAACGAAGTATACCCGCATATAAACAAGGACTTTGGTAAAGCAATGGGACGCCTGTGGGTAATTAGTTCATTGTATAAAAACAAAGTTATCGCGAAAAAAGACCGCGTACATTTGCTTGGTACAGCTATGCCTTTTGAATTTAAATTTTATAAGGATTATCCATTTATTGAATCTATTGATACCTCAAACCCAATTATGGCGGCTTTAGAAGGGACTAAGTATACTGATGGGCAACATCCAAAACCAAAGCTTAACATGAATGAAGTTCAAACTTGGCCTATTGAAAAAGTGGATGTAGATTTAGTATATTACAATGTTATTTTATTTAGAGATATAAACAATTTATAATATGGAAAAATCTAAACCAATAGTAAATCCGGCATTTGAAGAACTCTTAAAGAAAGAATTAGATAAAATGTGGGATAGAAGAGATGTTATAGGTTATGGCACTATAGAAGCATTACGTAAATTAAATAAGTCTCATTACAACTATTCTCCTTATAAAAAAAGATAAAAATATGAATAAACAAAAAGACAATGTTGTCATTTCACTAAGTGGTGGAATGGATAGCAGTACTTTACTTTTGCGCTGCTTAAAAGAATACAAAAATGTTACTGCCATAAGTTTTGACTATGGTCAAAAACATCGAGTTGAACTTGAACGAGCACAATCATTAGTAAATTATATTAATGAAAACCCTGCTCGTTGGTTCCATCACGATCATACTTTTGGTGGATTCGAAGAAATATACCCATTGGTACAATACCAAGTAATTAAACTTGATGGACTAAGCCAATTACTCAACTCAGCACTTGTAACAGGTGGAGCTGAAGTACCTGAAGGCCACTACGCTGAAGAGAATATGAAAGCAACAGTTGTGCCTAATCGTAATAAGATATTTGCTTCAATTGTACAAGCAATAGCTTTATCTGTTGCCACCCAACGAAACGAAACTTGTGATATTGCTTTAGGGATACATACTGGGGATTTTTCAATTTATCCTGATTGTAGAGCTGAATTTAGGGATGCAGATGATAAAGCATTTCGTTTAGGTAATTGGGAATCAGAACGAGTAGGATATTTTACACCATACATTAATGGAATGAAATTTGATATCCTAAAAGATGGGGAAGAATTATGTAAAGATCTTAGATTAAACTTTGATGAAGTATATTCACGCACAAATACTTCCTATAAGCCAATGCAACATTTAATTCAATACGATAAGGATGGTAAATCATGGTTTGAAAAAGAATGGTTTAGCGACTACAAATCCGCATCATCAGTAGAACGAGTTGAAGCATTTCTTAGATTAGGACGTAAAGATCCTGTAAGCTATGCAGATGAATATGGTCCTGTAACTTGGGATACTGTTAAAAAACACGTTGAAAAAATAATCGAAGAACATGAGAAGTAAAAAATCTCTACCAAAACCACAATATTATGTTGTGATGTGTCAAGATGGTTTAGTATTTTCCGGTATGCAATACGGAGAACCAAAATGGGATACTAATTGGAGCAATGCTAAACCATTAGAACTATCATCAACAGAATATTTATTACGGAATAAAAAATGTGAACTAATTAAACAAGAAGAAATTTTATGAAACAACTATGGTATTTCACCTCAGGCTGGTGTCAGCCGTGCCAACAACTTGGCCCTGTTATGAGCCAAGTATTACAAAAAGGTATATCAATTAAAAAAGTAGATATTGATTATACCCCTGATGTAACAACAAAGTTTAACGTTAAAAGTATTCCTACTGTAATTTTAGTAGAAAACGGACAAGAAGTTAGACGTTTTACTGGTGTAAGAAGTTTTGAACAAGTAATGAGTTTTTATAATGGCTAAGTTTCAATCAACAAAATTATTTGATGGATTCAGTTGTGTATTTCGTCAATACAAAGCAGAAGATACCCATTGTAAATATCTTCATGGATATGCAATTAGCTTTAGAATATGGTTTGAAGGCGAACTAGACGAGCGTAATTGGGTATGGGATTTTGGAGGTATGAAACGTGCTACAAATAAAATCGATGGCCTAAACCCAAAAGCATGGATGGACTATATGTTTGATCATACTACTATTATAGCCGAAAACGATCCATACCTAGAACATTTTAAGAAAATGTATATAGATGGAATTATCCAATTACGAATCATCCCAGCAGTAGGAGCAGAACAATTTGCTAAATATATTTTTAATAAAGTAAACGAATTTGTATTAGCTGAAACTAAAAACCGCGTTCGAGTAGCTAAAGTAGAAGTATACGAAAACGAACGCAATTCAGCTACATATGAGGATTCAGTTGAAACATTAGTTATACCTAAAGTACAACCACCTGTTTGGGTTTCATCACACACATAAAATTAAATATATGAGTAAAATAGAAAGAATGACAGATGAAGAAAAGGCTAAAATAAGTGGCATCATCGAACTTTACCCTTGTATTCAAAGTGAAGGTAGTAGAGCAGGGTTTCCTACAATAGCAATTCGTACCACAGGGTGTACTCATAGATGTTATTTTGGAGAAGGTGGTTGGTGTGATTCTTACTATACCTCAATTCACCCCGAAAAAGCCCGTTATAGCTTTAATGATATTATAGCTATGTACGATGCCCATCCCGAAATTAAAGAAATGATGCTTACTGGTGGGTCTCCTACTATGTGGCCTAAACTAGTAAACGAACTAACACACTTTGCAAATGAAAGACAAATCACCATTACAATTGAAACTGAAGGGTCACATTACCTGGAAACCGATTATCCAATTGGGCTTATTTCTTTTAGCCCTAAATTTAGTAACAGCGTTCCTGTGGTTGGTGGCACTACACCTCTTGGGAGTCCTGTAACACAAAAGTTAATTGATACCCACAATCGCCACAGACTTAATAAAGATGCGATTAAAAAATCAATGGAATACCACACCGACTACCATATGAAAGTAGTTGCTAATCCAGTTGAAGATCCAACTACGTGGGATGAAATTAGAGCATTTTTAGATGAACTTGAAGTACCAAAGCATAAAATTTGGATAATGCCTCCTGGTGATAATAGAGAAGAACTAATTAGAGTGTATCCTATGGTTATAGATTGGTGCACTAAGAACTATTATAACTTTACAGGACGTGAACATATAATAGCTTTTGATACCAAGCGAGAAGTTTGATTACAATACTTAAAAAATAAAAGTTATGATAACATGTATTGACGAGGCGTATGAGAACTACTTAAAAGGTGGTGATATTAAATGGTTAAAACAAGAGGAAGTTGATACTCCTATTGGTAAAATGAATATACCCATCCCCTACACAAAAGAAGAGTTCATCAACAAATGCAAAACTGATTCTGAATTCTCTGAAACATGGGGATTGAAAATTGAGGAAAGAGAGTTGAGTAAAAGTGAATTGAATATATTATATAATATAAGAAGGGGTGTGGGTAAAGTGGATACTAATTATAGTATTGGTACAGTTAAATCTAAAGATCCTAGTATCCCAACCAAACTAATCACAATAACATACAACAACGAAACAATAGAAAGTTATGAATAAAATAGAATTATTAGGATATTATGGTTCGGATTTAGTTCATGCCCAATCCGCAT